TCGTTAGTTGCACTAATTAATAAAAATTCTTGATTATTCGATGCATCATTTTGATTGAATACAATTGTCTTACCTCTATCAAGAGATATGAAATTTGGTCTAGAACCATCAAATAAAAACTCACCATTAGAAACAGTCACTGCATAAGTAACTGTAGATGCAGTCGTTACTTGAGGTCTTGTACCAGGAAGTTCTGCAGTAGTTTTAAGACGGAATGATGAAACCTCTCTAGCAGCAGTACCACTTGAGTTATACCCATAAGGTCCGTAAATTGGATATCCATCATAGGACATACCAATAATCTTAGAGTGACCATCAACATGTCTTGATCGATCTATGGTTGATGCATCACCAGGTTGATAGAAATCTTCAGCATAATACTTGTTAGTTAAAGTTTCAGCAGTAGTATCTGAACTGATGATCATATAACCATCATCTCCATCTTGACCAGCCATATTTGGATGGTTCTTACAATAATAATAAATTCTATTTGTCTCATCTTCATTCATCATGAATATTGGAGCATATTCATTTTCATAATCTGCTGCTGGTGCTGCAGATGCTCCAGAACTTGTATAATAAAGAGTTCCTGGAGTATCGTTATGGGTACCATCAGATGTTCTACTAAATCTAATCGGATGATTATTATTTGTAGAATCTGATTGATTGAAATTGATTACATAATTTCTTTTTACTGTAATATTTTCTGGAGCAAAATAATATGTTCCTGGTGAGAAAGGACCGAATTTTGCAGCGTCAGCACCAAACTCAATATAATATCCATTAAATGATACTGGACTACCTGAAACAGTAAAACTAAATCCTGTAGAACCTAAACAACGATCATTTTCTAAAAACCCATCTCCATTAAGACTTCTAAGATATATTCTAGTAACTACATTATTACCATCTCTAACAACTTTTGATATCTCTCCACTAGCACTGCCACCAATTTCATCAACTGTTCTACCAACTTCAAATGTACCAAGAGTTTCATCGGTATTGGTAATATTTAAAGCAACATTTCCTTCAACCTTTGTAGTCCAAGTAAAATGTTTGAAGTTACCCCATTGAAAAACACCATTAGTTAGAGCAAATTCATTAATAAGTTTACTAGATTGATAATATCTTGCGTTTCCTTCAGTTACTGTATCATATACACTGTTGGTTTTAATGTAATCATATTTGACAGAATCAATAGCAAAATTAACAGGAGCACCACCTTCAGTACCCCACTCTGGAGTGTGTAAAAGACCTCCATTAGCAAGAATACCTATTACTTTATTACTTTGTTCTACTCTAGTACCAGGATCAGGTACATCTTTACCACCACGATATACAAATGTTTGATCAAAAGTTCGATCAACCAGAGGTCCACCACCAGGTGCTGCCTCTTCTTGAATGTATGTTGGTTTAGGATGATTATCAGATTGTATGCGGAGTCTATCAGTAGTAGTACTGAATAATCCTACTGTAGGAGAATTTGGATGTGATTGCCAAACAGTATTAATATCAAACGAATCTACAACATTTGGAGTTTCCTGTTCTGGAAAGAATTGCAATCTTAGAGGGTCATATCCCCTACCTCTTTCTAGTACACGAACATGTGTAATTCTACCAGAATTTGTATCAATGATTGGATATAACAAACATTCTGCGTCAGGTGTACCACAACCACTCACAGTAAGTCTAGGTGGATTGGATATATCATATCCAGTACCACCATCTAATACTTTTATCGCACGAACACCGAAAATCTCATCAAAGATTGGTTCGATGACAGCACCAGATCCAGGAACAGTTCTTGTCATTTAACTTAGATTAGTACGTTAATAGTTCCATTCATCAGTGCATGAATGGTGCATTGATAATAAAGAGTGTTAGGAGCATCCATTGGAACTGTAAAATACAGTACCGAAGTTCCACTACCACTCTGACCTGCAGTATAAGCAGTTCCAGAAAGTCCTTGAGTACTTTGAATCCTAAAAGGATGAGACCCACCATTTGCACTATTGTCAAATGCATATGTCATACCCCTCATAACATAAAGGGTTGGATCATTTGTAGCAGTAGAAAAACCTGGACCGTTAATAGTGTAGTGACTTGCACCATCTGCACCAACTTCCCACCAAGTCATTGGACTTTTGGTGACAACCCAATCAGTACCGTTCCAATATAGAGAATCACCTTGAACAATTCCTGTGACATCAGTATCTGTTAATGCTGCGAATGTCGTAGTAAGACTTCCACTAAAGTTTAGAGTTACAGTATCACCAGAAACTACTGAAGTAATATCAGTTCCACCAGCAATTGTCAATGTATCCGAAGTAGTATTTGCTGTTGTAGTACCAGTATCACCATTAATAATTGAAAAGGTATTTGATTGACCAGCACCAGCTACATCATCAGCAGGAACAAATTTAGATCCGTCCCATTTCAATACTTGGTTAGTAGTAGGAGCAGCAGTTGTAATATCAACATCAGACAGAGCATCAATCCCTGAATACTCGGTAAGAAGTTTTACTCGACTATCACCAACACCACCAGCAGTGATATTCATATTTACATACGGATTATCATCACCATCAACTGTGAAGAAATAACCAGGTGTAGATGCTGCAGAAGGAGCACCACCTAATGAAACATATTCATTTTTATACGAAATAGTAGATGCTACAGAAACGTTTCCAGTAGTACCATCAAAAATTGTTGTTTGAGATCCTGCAGTAACCCTTACATCACCTGTTCCGTTTGGAACAAGAGTAATATCTCCATCTGATGCGGAAATAATAGAATTTCCAGAAACATCTAACGCAGAAGTAAGTGAGTTAAAATTTGACGGGACAAAAGTACTTCCATTATATCTTAAAACCTGACCAACTGCGGGGTTGCTAACAGTAATACCTAGGGCAGTACCGTTACCTATAGCAGTATACAGTTCATTAAAATTATCATTAATTTTATCGCCACCACTCCTCAGGGTATCACCTGTGTTGTCATTGGCTACCGTACCAATATTGAGGGATTGTTTAGCCATTACTTGCTACACTTTTTAGTTATTTATGGGTTTACTTCAGGATCGATTAGTTCTTCACCATATAAGGAAAGATCTGGGGGATTCCAGTCATCAGGAACTTCAGTTGCAACATCCACACTTGGATTTTCATATCCAGTTCCACCAGCAGTGACAGTCACACCAGCAATACCAACCAAAGCTTTAACATTACCGTCAAAACCAGATATAGAATCAAGTCTAACAACAGGTCTGGACGTATATCCAGATCCACCAGATGTGACGCTAACTCTTTCAATATATCCGTTAGTTAAGACTGCTGTTGCATCAGCATCTGTACCAAATACAGATCCAAGATAATCAAATGTAATTAGAGAGTTTGAAGACTCAATAACAGCAACTTCACGGTCACTTACCTCAGCTTCAATATCAATAAAGTCACCCGCTTCAACTGGTGGTACAACCACGTCAGCATCAACGTCTGCCTCAGAACCAACATAGGAGAAGGCAACAAATGTAGATCCAAAACGAGGGATTTCAGAGAAGATTATTCGTGAACCAACAATCTCAAATCCAACACCAGGTTCCTGAAGAACACCATTGACAGAAACAAGAATGTTATTTTCAGGTCTAATAACACTAGACTGAACACCGTCCGTGAGCGTAAGAGAGTAGAAAATATCATCACGCTTAAGGTTAAATGACTGACGTAAAGAATCAAATTCAAATCCAATATCATCAAGTTGCCTTAATTTACCAATATAGAAACCAGTGAACGAGGATCCTAAATCAGGTGGTTCAGTAAACTGAATCTTATCAGAGAATGCGTTGTAGGAATTGCCACTACCAGGAGGTTGAAGAACACCGTTAATAAAGACTAACATGTGTCCATCAGGATCTGGGAGGTACTGTGTACCATTACTAATTGTGAGATCGAATATGGTTTGAGTGCCATCAAATCCTTTGAAGAAACGCTTAACTCGTGCCTTAAGAATTGCCCTAGTAACAACTGCAGAACGATAGTTATTAGCACCTCTAATACCATCTCTTCCACTAAATGTTCCTGAAATATCAGTAAGATATAATCTCTTATTAAGACCTGCATCACGAATATCCTGAATTAGACCCGAAGCAGCACCAGCAACAGTAGTCTTAGAACTGATAGATGCAGATCCCTGTAGTACAACTCCACCTACACCATAATCTCCAACTGTATTACCATTATTAATTATTCCTTGAACTGGGACATAGTAAATGTAATTATTAGCAACATCAACTTCAGTAATTATGCCATAAACGCCTGTGTTCTGAGCAGTACCACTAATTTGATATAATCTATTACCAGGTGTAAATGTATTGAAGTTAGCATCAATACTAACCGTGATACGAGTGTAACCAATAGATGCAACCTTATCACCAACCTCAAGATCAAGACCATTATACTTACTAACTTCTAGATATTCTCTAGAGGATTCTGGATATAGAACAGAGTTAACTTCAAGACTACCTAATAAAGTCTCAGTGTCAACTGTTAACTTACCACCAGTATTATTTGTTACTGCTGCTTGATTATTTGCAAAAGAAATTGGTTTTGCGGTATTCTTGCTGGTATATCCCCTGAATGGAATACTATTGGTAAAGGATCCTTTAATATCAATTAGATGTAAACGATCTTCAATAACAGTCATTTGTGCAGTTGTACTATTTGTAGCACCCACAATAGTGTCTAGAACTGCCCATGTTCCACCAGTTACCTCAACATCAAGGTACTTATAATTTGTATCAGTAGCAAATCCATAAACTACACCAGTAACAGTAGCATCACCCTGCTTCTGAACTACTTCGTTCATAACGAAAGGACCATCTGTAATATCACCATCAATCCTAAACCTCTTGTAAACTTTAGCAATATTTGCTTCGTTTAGAGTTACAGTTTGAATTTCTGCGTAAATATCTCTATCATCAGAATAGATGAAGTCAGATCCAATAACTTCGCCACTAATACCAACAGGAATATTACGATCCCCATAATTCTTGACTGGAACAGTCAATGGATTATTTTCAGTAATAGTTGTGTAGTAGATGCTAGATTTTAACTGCTCCTTGATAATATCAATACTAGTTCTAACAAATCCATTAATTGTATCAGAATTATAATTTGTAGCAGAAGTAGCATCAAAGAATTTATAGAAACTAGCAGAAGTAGAAGGACTTGGTAATTCATCAGCCAAGGCACGACCAATCTGATCTTGCATAAGATCGAGAGCAAATTTCTTAATATTAAATTCTGCGTTAGCGTAGAACTCTTGACCACTGACAGCAACATATGTTGCTAATACTTGATTTGTGAGTTTTGCACCCCAAGCAAATACACCAGCACCACCAGTAACATCAACAATGTAAACAGCACCAACACCAGTAACATTGGTTGCTGACTTTGCTGAATATGCAGCAGCATAAAGTTTTCCGTCAAATAATTCTACTGCACTACCGAAGAATTCACCAGTTGTTGAATCAAAACCTTCCTCCTCTTCTACATTAGTTCCATCAAGATCATAGGTATAAACCATACCTGTCTCACTACCAGTAGATTCATCTTGGTGTGCTCCAATTGCAATTTTACCACTACCAACAGCAACAGAACTACCATATAAATCACTTGAAGCACGTCTACTAACAGGTGCATACAATTCAACTTCATTAGTTCCATCAAGATCATAGATATTTGCCTTACCAGAAGCTGTGATTCCATTTGCATTTGCAAGATAAGAACCAACTACAATCTTGTTTTCACCAACTGCAACTTTATTACCAAAACCACCCTGACCACCACCTTCAGGATTGGATGATGTAATTCCAACCTCACTAGTTCCATCTAAGTTAAAGACATAGACCTTACCATTACTTCCTTGACCTGGAACACCAACCACCAATTTACCATTACCAGTATCGATAGCAGTTCCAAAGTTATCAGAACTTGCTTTATCTGATGCAGTAATAGTTCTTACATATTGACCATTGAGATCAAATACAAAGACAGCACCTTGTAAAGAACCACCAGATGAAGTAAAGTTTGGACATCCAACAAAGACTTGACTATTTGCGATGCTAACCTGCATACCGAAGTATTGATTTGCTGCAACTGTAGCACCAGTAACATCATCTATAGTGATCTCCATTTCACTAGTTCCATTTAAATTGTAGAGATATACAGCACCAGAGTTTGCAACTCCATCTACTGATGTTCCATAAGCACCAACAGCAATCTTATTATTTCCAACTGCAACATCGTAACCATATTTTTGATTATCATTGGCATTACCAGCCACAAGTTCAAGTTCATTAGTACCATCTATATCAAAGACACGAACAGAACCATTATTATTGAAACCCTCAGCACTATCATTATAACCACCAACAACAATCTTACCGTTTCCAATATCTAAAGATCCATTATATCCATAGAAAGCAGATGCATTTGTATCAGTAGGAGAAACTTTAACGTTTGTAGAAGTTCCTGTAAAATTATCAACCTGTGTAATGTTCTGAAGAACATTAAGTCTGTTTCTAAGATTTGTAAAACCAAAACCAAACTGAGCAGTAATATACAATCTAAACCAACCATTACCGAATGGAATTGCACCATGATCGATAACAGTCATACCTGGTTGAACAAATAGAGATCCTAATGTTCCTGTATTCAGATCAACCTTAAATTTAGCATTTACAGTTCCACCATCTAAACGAACTTGGAATTGTACATTATTATACTCAGATGCCTTAACAAACATAGATGATGTATATGTTTGAAGAGCATCACTAGCACCAGTATCAAATGTTTCTGTACCATTATCAAATGTAGTACCATCACTATCAAAGGTATCAAAAGCAGTTAACGAATAAGTTCTTTCAATATAATGCTCACCAGTAGTTTCTGTTACTGCTAATTTATCTGAAGTATTCGTGGAATCTGGAGAATTGCCTGTATCTGCAGTAATCGTAGTTAAAGTTGTACTCCAATTTGAATTAAAGATTTCAGGTGAAGTCCATAGGTTTGTGTTAGTTACAGATCCCTCAATTAGAGAAGATATTGCAGTAGCACCCTCAATAGTTTTAATATTACTAATATTTTCATACCACTGATGTGCTGGAGTAACTCCGTCAGTATCAATAGTTCCTGTAGCACCACTAGATGTGATACTAGTACCATCAGCATAAATGGTTCCAGTTACAGCACCAATAATCAAAATATTACCAGAAACGTAAAGAATTTCTGCAGTATTTGTTCCATCAGTTACTGTGTTACCTACGACAAAATTACCAGTGTAAGATTCAAGAGTTATGGTATATGCAGTTTTAGATTTACCTGTATCTGTGGTAAACAAATCATACTGTATATTATCAATAATATCCGAGACAAATGTATCATACTGCCAAGAATTTGTTCCAAACTGAGCGTTTACAGTAGAAGCAATTTCTGCCTTATAATAATTTTCATTAAAGAGAATATTCTTAACTGCACTACGTGCCTCAACATCACCTGGAGCAATTGTATCAAGACCAATGTCAATCAGTCTTCTCATTCTAGTAACTACTGAGGTAATATCAGTTGGATTTTCACTATCTCTATACGCTGAATCATTTGTATGGACAGCAGCATATTCAGAACCAGATACAGCAGCTCCTGCATTATACAATATATTTCTGATTGCCTTCTCAGCAAGCATCTTAATCTGTTCGTGAGTAAAGAAGAAAGCAAATAACTGATTATCAATGTCATCAGTAATCTTAAGATCAGTAGATAAGAATTTCTGCATCTGAGTGATTACACTATTATCACCATCAGTTTGAAGATCTGAAATTAACGCAATGATAAAGTCCTTAACATAACCTGCATACGTAGTTTGATTGTAAAGGATTGAATTAAAAGTACCACTATCAATAGTATATCTTAGTTCTGCACCTAGTAATCCATTTTGTCCACCAGTATTACGACCTGAAATTTCTTCTGCAATATATTTTCTATTGAAATACAATCTATCAGCAGCAATATTATAATCATTATTAGTTGGAGCAATAAGATCATTAACAGTTGTAATTAGAGTATCGATAGCAGATTGTACATTTGCACATTCACCTCCACTAGTAATTCCATTAGCAGTTGCACTTACGAATGTATGAGCATAATTACCACCCGTAATTAAAGCACCAGAAGTAGCACTTACGAATGTATGATTAGAATTAACACTAATAGCACCCTGTCCACCATTAACATTGAGTGTGATAGAAGTTCCAGTAGTTGCTGTAATTGGTAATGGTGTGTTATATGCATAGTCAGCACCACTAGATGTATTAGCACCTGTTGCACGAGGATATGTACTTTGATTATTCGCTGATGCTACACCAACGTTAACTGTAATAGTTGTACCAGCTACAGCAGTAATTGCAATGTTCTGTCCAGATACAGGGTCAGTAGCACGAGGATATGGGTGGTTTGTTGCATGATTATCAGCATCACAAGTAAAGACTATACCATTATTAGCAATTTGGATTGTATCACTAGTGTTTAAACCATGAGTACCAATCTCTAATACCAGATCACCTGTTGTTGGATTATATGTTGTTCCTGATCCAGCAGTAAATGGTCCTCCAGAAGGGGATGTAATAGCACTCGTAACACCACTTACAAATATGTGAGTTCCAACAGCAGCAAGACATTCAAAGGTTAATGAATCTGTAGCAAGTTTAACATTAGTACCCGTACTTAAAGTATGAGAACCAATTGTTAGTACTAAATCACCACTAGTAACATTGTATACGGCATTTGATACATTAAAGTTTACAGTAGGTGACGTACCTACATTAAATGAAATTGTTGTACCTGTTACTGCAGTAAGTTCTAAGTTAGAACCTGATGCAGGGTCAGTTGATCTTGGATATGCATGATTAGTAGCATTACTATCCATTGCACAAGTAAATGTTAGCGAATTATTTGCAACATTAACTAGATTTCCAACTAAGAGACTGTGAGATCCAATAGTTGCTTCAATAATACCAGTTGTAGGATTATAAGTTGCTGTTGATGCTGTAAATTGAGCTACTGCATCATTAGTAATTCCCCAGTCTCCAGTGATAATATTATCGGTATTAGTATAATCGAGATCACCGTTAATCGCTTGCTTACAATAATAAGCTAATCTTGTGTGTGCATAGACAGATTGCCACACCTGAAGTCTGATATGTTGAATTTCATTATTAGTATTCAGGTAGAATTTAGCAGCGGTAACTATATTCTCATTACCACCAAATTCAATATCATTCGCAAGTTCCCCGACAATAATTGCCAAGTCAGTTTGACAACGTTCTGTACCAGCAGTACTAGCACCATTAATATTTCTAGGCATTTGTGTGACAAGATCTGGATACCTAGTAAGCATATCCGCAGATGCCTTATCAACAATTACAGAACTGTTTGCTCTAATTAAGTTTGCTGCATCACGGAATCTGTATTGACCATTAACACCAATCTGATTTGTATAAACAAGATCATTAGCACCATCATGGTATGTTCCAATAAATTCATTATTCAAGAACGCATCAACTGTAGCACCAACAAATTCAGTTATAGGAGTAACCTTAGTAACTGTAGCAAGGTGGTCAGCATTTTGATCATTAGTAGTTGTACCAATTGCTTCACTAATTGTATCTTCTGCAATATCTAAAAGGTTATTAACTGTGGATACAACGTCTGCACAACCTAAATTGGTGTAATTAAGAACAACAATACCATCTGTAAGAGCACTACTAAAGGTGTGAGTATATTGCTCACCAGCAGGAGATGCACTTACATTTATAGTAAACGTATTTGTTGTTACTGCAGTAACTTTTAGAACTTTATTGTAGAATGGATCAGTCTTACGAGGATATGGATGAATGGTATAATCAGAATCTTTAGAACATGTAAATGATAGAGACTCAGGATTGATCCTAATCAAACTATTAGTTGTAAGTCCGTGTCCATTAGAAGTAATTACCAATACACCTGTCGATGCATTATAAGTTGTTCCAGATGCAGCAGTTAATGTTGAAATTGTGGAATAAGATTGGTCAGTAACAGTTGCATCAGTAAATTGAGTAAATCCATGACTACCTGCAATAGTGATAGGAACATAGTTTACAATAGAACTCATAAGTCCTTGGATTGTCTGTAAACCAGTTAATAATTGATTATCATCAACTGTTGTATAACCAACAATACCACTAACACTAGCACCAGATCTGTCTACGAGAGCAGCAGATGCATCCCAGACATGACTATTACTACCGTTACGCATATCCTGAATCAATCCCTGTAGAATTGTCTTATATGTACCGCTAAAACTGATAGAAGTAAGTTCTTGTGTAAATCTCCAGAAGAATACAGAACCAGCAGAGGAATATGCAGAAGGATCAGCGAACTGAGCACCTAAAATTATTCTATTAGAACCAACAGCTAACGAATTAGGACTGTAACCAGGATTGTCGTAAGGACTTGCTACTGGCATGACAAGACTTGCCTCACCTGTACCATCAAGATTGAATGCATAAAGTTGACCAGAGTTCTGAATTGCACCAGCATCCCAGTATGGAGATGAAGCAAAGATTTTTCCTTGAGCAACCGCTACAGAAGAACCAAAATTGTCTATATTACCAATATCAGATGGTTCAATCTTAATTCCACCAGTTCCATCTAAGTTGTAAACAAAAATTGCACCAGCATTAGAAGTATTGCCTGAGGCACCGTCATATCCAGCACATCCAACAACAACTTTATTTTCACCAACAGCGACTGCACTACCAAAGTTATCTTGTGCATCTACAGCAGAATCAGTAATCTTAACTTCACCAGTTCCATCTAAAGCATAAACATAAACTGCACCAGCATCAGTTGCTATTGAATCATGATTCTTAGAACCAACTACAAGTTTGTTACTACCGACAGCAATACTCATTCCGAAAGAATCACCAGCAACACCATCACTAGGTTCGATCTTAGTTTCATTAGTACCATTTAAGTCATAACGATAAACAGATCCACGTTTTGAAGCATCACCAGGTGCACCAACAAAGATGTAAGTATCGGTCATTGCAACAGACCAACCAAAGTAATCACTAGCTGCATCATCAGAAGCAACAATCTTTGATTCGCCTGTACCATCAAGACTATAAGTGTATATACAACCAGACTCAGATCCACCATCATCATTATTTGGAGCACCTACTACAACTTTGTTTCCATTTACAGCAACAGAATATCCATAGTAATCATTTGTAGCAGCATCAGATGCATTAAGAACGACCTCATTAGTACCATCAAGATTGTAGATATATGCTCTACCAGTATATGTGTTATATCTGAAAGCACCAACTACCATCCTGTCAGTAGTTCCATCATTAGAAACTGCAACTGAACCACCATAATAGGATTCTGCTGTAATTGTACCTGCATTTAATGTAGTTGCAGACTGGAATGCGTCAAATTGGAATGGAGACGCAACAACCGCTGCATAGTTACCTTCTTCAGAAAGAAGATCGATATTTTCCTCTACTGATGTTGCAGCATCATAGTATCTGTGAGTTTTAAGTTCAGTTGTTTTAGCAGCAACACCAACGTTAACTGTAATAGTTGTAGCAGTTTCAGCAGTAATTGCCAATGCCTGTCCAGATACAGGATCTGTTGATCTTGGATATGCATGATAAGATGTATGATTGTCAGCATCACAAGTGAAAGTAATTCCACCATTAGCAATCGTGACTTTATTACTTGTCGTTAAACTATGTGATCCAATTTCTATTACTAAATCTCCAGTCAAATAATCGTATGTTGTGCCAGATGCTGCAGTAAAGTTTCCACTAGCACCACTACTTGCTGTAAGAGCATTAGTAACACCACTTACAAATGCATGAGTTCCACCACCAACAAAAGCAGGTAATTGACCTTGAACTGCACCAACGTTAACTGTAATAGTTGTAGCAGTTTCAGCAGTAATAGCAATGTTTGTACCAGCAACAGGATCAGATGCTCTTGGATATGCATGATTAGTTGAATGACCATCCTTATCACAAGTAAACGTGACAGCACCAGTAGCAATTTGAACAGTGTTGCTTGTTGTCAAACTATGAGCACCAATTTCTAATACAAGATCACCAGTAGCGGCATTATAAGTTGTTCCAGATCCTGCTGTAACAGCACTTCCAGAATTAGGAGTAATTCCTCCAGTAGTTCCACTTACAAATGTATGATGTCCACCAGTGATGACATACTTGGCACCTTTAACTGTTCCAACATTAACTGCAATAGTTGTTGCAGTTGCTGCGTTTACTCTCAACGCATTATTATGTGCAGGATCAGTAGAACGTGGATATGTATGATTGGAAGCAAAATTATTTCTATCACAACTGAATGTTAATGCGTTAGCAGCAATTCTAATACTTTCTCCTACAGGCAATGAGTGAGAACCAATAGTCAACACTAATACACCTGTATTAGCATCATAAGTGGCATCAGTAACATTAAATGCTACAATTGGTGATGTTCCAATGTTAACTGTAAATGTATTTGTTGAAACTGCAGTGATAGCAATAGTTTGTCCTGATGCAGGATCACCAGATCTAGGATAAGTGTGATGTGTAGTATTACCATCCATAGCACACTTAAATGTCAATGAGTTATCAGCAATTGTAACTGTATTCGAAGTTGTTAAGTTATGAGCATTAGATGTGATAACAAGATTACCAGTGCTAGCTGTGTATGCCGCACCTATTACTGGATTTGGTAAGTTGCCAGAATTAGAAACAATACCATTTGTTACAGCAGATACGAATGTGTGTGCATAATTACCACCTGACTCAACTGCATTAGCTGTAGCACTTACAAATTTATGAATTCCACCATACTCTCTATTATTTCTAGAAATTGCACTATTATTAAACTCTTCCCCATTAGTAAATCCTTCACCACCAGACCAATCTTGAGTATATGTCTGACCATTAGTTCCATCAAAGTGAAGAAGTAATTTAGTATTTACATCACCATGGAACATACCTGATGGAGAAGTAAATCCTGTGGTATAACGAGCAATATTAGAAACTCGGAAATTATCAAAATATCCAGTAATAATTTGTTGATCATTATTATCAGCACCAATTCTAATTGGTTTTGTAGAACCATAGTTACTACTATCAGAATATGTACTACCTTCTTGAGCACCATTTAAGAACACTTTAGTGCTAGTACCAGTTCTAGTAAGAGCAACGTGATACCAAGTATCAATTACAAGATTTGTTGCACCAGTAATAGTAACGGCACCATTATTGAAATACTTAATATTTGCACCATCAACATACAGATAAGGAGCAAGTTCAGTTGGACTGAATCTCATATCAAAGATAGTCTTACTACCAGCAGCAATACTATTCAGTTTAACCCAAGTTTCAACAGTAAAGTCTCCTGTACCAAATCCAAAATCACTAGAAGTTGGGATAGTTAGATATTCATCGATAGGAACTGCATTTACATTGACTGTAATTGTTGTGCCTGTTACTGCAGTAATAGTGAGAGCAGTACCAGATGAAGGATCAGTTGAACGAGGATATGGATGATTAGTAGCACCACCATCCATTGTGCAAGTAAATACAACTCCACTATCAGCAATAGTTACTTTATTTGCTGTGGTGAGGGTGTGAGTACCAATCTCAATGACCATAACACCTGTTAATGGGTTATATGTCGTTCCTGTAGCAGCAGTAAAGGATCCTGTAGCACCATTACTAGCAACAATTGCATTAGTAACACCACTTGCAAAGGTGTGTGCTGATGTTCCAGCAGAAAGTGCTAGAGATGCACTACCAAATTTAGAATTGTAAGTGTTTAATTGAGCACCAGCAACGAATGTCGCATTGTGATAATCTTGACCTGAAGATTGCGTTCTACCAATTTTACCAAGGTAAATAGTGTTTCTTGCCTGACTATATCCAACAATTTCTGCTTTAGTGTCTTGAGTTCTAATAATTTGACCTTGAGCAAAGAATCCTTCGCCAACCTCACCAGTAAGAGTAAGTTTCTTAACCTTAAATCTCTCACCCACAGCAAACTCACCACTATTACTTCCATAACGGATTTTGTAGTTGCGAATAGTTTCATCATCAATAAAGGCACCACCAATACCAACATTAACTGTAATTGTAGTTGCTGCAACTGCAGTAATTGCTATTGCAGTATTATAAGCAGGATCCCCTACACGAGGATATGTGTGAGTGGTAGAATTTCCATCTAAATCACAAGTGAATACTAGTTTATCGGCACCAATAGTAACTGTATTTGATGTTGTATAACTATGAGACCCAATAGTCAATACTAGAAGACCTGTATTGCCATTATAAGTTGCATTGGTCACATCTTTTGTACTACTATCATTAAAGGTAAGAGCACCAGTTGATGTACCACCAACATAAGTATGATTATTTGTAGGATCGTAAGTTAAAATATTATTACTAACTGACTCATTAGCAGGGAACTTAGAATCAAACGCACTAAGATTATCAGTAAAATCAACGATACTTACTTGAGAGGTTGAAATATCGTCAAGAATAATGTTTGGATATGTAACTGAGGTCAATCTGTTGAAGAGAAGACCAAAGAAAGAAGAACCAGAAGAAATATTAACCTGTTCAATAAACTCATTAGTTGTAGGATCTTGATACGCACTTGTTGATGTAACACGAGCTACAACACCAGAACTAGCACCAATAATAGTATCATTAGTTTGAATATTAAAGAGACCTGGTGTAGATTGATATGTACCAGTTGTTTTACTAAGTGTTAGTTCATTAGTTACTGCAATTTCGGTAGAATATACTGGAGTATCTTCTTGATGAGAAATTGCTTGTGTACCAAGTTGACCTCTGGTTACTATAAGTGTAGTTGACTCAGTTCCATTTGAAATAGAGTCGACTCTTAAAATTTCAGAAGCAACCTGATAGTTTTCACCAGCAGTAAACGTACCTGCAGTTACAGGAGCATCTGCTGCCGAAATAGAAGATATAACTTCAATACTTGTTGAAGCAGCACCAATACTATAACGAAGATCAGCAATAGGTGTTTCTTGACCTGTTTCAAGGTTTATAGATTCAACAACTGCAGTATCACCAGAAAGGTTTGAAACAGCCTCATTATATCCAAACAAACCGTTACTAGTAACATTTGTAACCTCTTGGAGTGCTCCAGAGAATCCAGTAGCACTAACTTGACATTGCTCATTGAGAAGGAACGTTCCTTGTGTAACAAAACCAGTAATAGTCTCACCAGCAACAGAAGTTACAGTCAATCTTGATGTAGAAGAAATACCAACTAATTCATCTCCGATACTTGGGAAGATACCACTGTTAGCAGGGAATCTAAGATTTTTAGTTGAAACTTGTTGAATACCAATACTAACATACTTAACACTTGCAGGAGGTTGAGGTGGTTCAGCAAATACAATAGAATCTCCTTGTACTTCGAACGCTGTATCTGGAGTTTGTGCAACACCGTTAAGAACAATTAGTAGTTGGTTTGCATTAGCAATTACATTGTCACCATTAACTGTAATTGGGAATTGTGTTCTCTCACCATCAAAAAGATTTGAGATATTATCAAGTCTTTGAACAACAGAAGTCAGAATATTCTCTGAAGAAGTAAGGCGTTTTTGACGGAAAAGAACTTCAGTATTATTAAACTCACTGTAAATAGGTTCTGCAAGAGCAAAACTCTGAATATTAGGAACTGTTGCATCTCTAGCAAGTTCAACCGACTTAGTAAGTTCAAAGTCAATCTCTTTGTTAGCAGTATATCCATATTCATCAATATTCAGTTCACCAAATACCTTAAATGATGCAGGGTGAACGTTCTTGATAAGAATATCTTTCCAATCATCAATGGATACAGAAGACTTAACAGCATAAGAGAAGTCCTGATAATAGTAAGAGTCTTGGATTTTCTGAATGATCTCAGATGGTTTACCAACATCATCAATGAATTGACCTGTGGTCTTAGTGATAGGTCCAACTTCTAGAACACCCTTAGCAATCTTTAGATCACTGATTACACCAGAAGATTTAGAGATAGCACCAGTAATACTTTGACTTTCTGAGAAAGTTCCTACGTAGTCAACAATCTTAAGAACTCTCGGTCCAACTTGCCAACCTTGGTTTGTAGAAACATAACCAGTAGCAGTTGCTGTTGCAAGAGTATCACCTTGATATACAAGTTCTCCTTCTAGGAAAGTAGAAGTAATTACGTTTGCAGTAGCAGCAGCACCAAAAGATTCTGTCAATACTTGTTGTCTTCCAGTTCCTGCGTTAGCAAATGTAATAGCATCACCCAAATCGGCATTAGCTTTAGTGATAGCAAGTTTTAACTGATCACCTTCAAGAGAGTTTGCTGTACCAGCAACAGCATAATAAGTTGTAGCAGAATTTAATCTACCAATAGCACCAGAGGCAAGTGGGAATTCTACTCCGTCTCCAGTATCAACAACATTCAAAGTAACTTCAGCACCATTTGTAATTCCATGAGGGAAAGCAAACTGTAGTAATCCCAAGTCAAGGTTAACAACATAGTTGAAGGAAGATCTTAAAGATACATTTGGTGCAGAGGAATAACCAGCACCAGGATCTTTAATGAAGATTTGTTCGATTCTACCGTTTCTAATTGACGCTTCTGCAATAGCATTTGCACCACCACCACCAGTAATTACTACTGCAGGTGCCTGAGAATATCCAGAACCTGGATCAGTAACAGTGATACTATCCAGAATACTAGTAGAAGTTAACTGAGCGTTAATTGGGAATGTAATTTCAGGACGTAAAGTGTAATCATGTGGGTAATCATAACCAAAGTTATTGTTCTTAAGTTTCTTAATCTTACCAACATTAGTACCTTTAGCAAATACTACTGCACCAGTTCCAAATGGAGGAATAACAACATCTATTTCAGCACCAGAACCAGCTAATCCTGCTCCAAGAATACCAGTAATTGATTCAATATCAATTTGTGCTGTAGTATATCCTTTACCAGGAGAAGTAATGGTTACAGACTGAATCTGACCAGGAATAGTATCTCCATCATCATTAGTTCCATCTGCAACAACAATGGTAACTAAACCACCTTCACCGTCTCCACCAATAGGAACACTATTATATGTACCAATAGCATATTCAGTTCCAGGTTCATTAATTTGAACTCTTTCAATTTTTCTGGACGATTGAATACCAGTTACAACTGGTAACTTAGCATAGAATCCACCAGAGTTAATAAGTCTAATATCACCAATAGTACCAACTGCTTTTTTAGAACTTGTACTATAAGATGATCTACTAATATTTGCATTACCCTCTGGTTCGTTAATTAGAGGGAATTTTAGAATTGTTGCACCTGAGGTAATAGTTGCACCATCAATTTCACTAACCCTAAATGTTCCGACATATGGAGATTCAACAATGTCACAATAACTATTTGGATCAACAGGAGAATCATCTCCAGTTCTAGATGGATCAAAATAGTATGAGATATTAGTAACAATACTACTATCAACTTTAAACTTAACTGTTGGTGCTGCTTGACTTTCTCCTGTAACTCCAGGTGTTCCAATTCTTTCAATAGAGTTGAAAGAATATTCAAGTTTATAAAGATTATCTTTAGAGAAAGAGAGATTTGCACCAAGCATCGAAGAATGACTTAGGTCAAAACGATATTGATGACCATAATACATCTTTAAAACAGGAGACTTAACAAAAATACTAACATCAGAAGCAGTAGTTGCAGGATCAGTCTGTGCAACAGCACCTAACTTATAAGTAAATTCTCTATTACTTACAACTGTCTCAACGGTGAAAGAACCATCATATTCATCATATGCAGTACTACTTACTGTTTGAGTTGGATTTCCATCAACAAAAATATTATCACCAAGAGATAGATAGTGTCTATTTCCAGTAATTATATACACTTCATCAGTATTAGCAACTGCTGTTACCTGCAAGAGCTTATCTAAGTCAGCAATAAGAGTAATTTTAGTAACTCCAGTCAGATTAGTAATCTGTGCTGTTGTTTTAGCAGTATTGAATGAAATATCGTTTGTGGTAATTTCAACAACAGATCCAGTAATATAGGGAGTAGAACCAGAAACTTCATCAATTCTAACACTATAAACATCTGCTGCAAAAGGTTTAAATTTAGCAAAATCATCAAGATTACCACTTCCAGCACTTGCAGTTCTGTTTAAATTCCAATCATTCAGATCAATATCAAATGTTCCAGGAGTTGTATTAATAACATTTAAGAAGTAATACTCTGAAATTATATTTGTATCTGCTACAAGAGGACCAGTGATACCGTAAGTACTTTGCTCATCAAATCTAGTTGTAGATAACAAACCAGTATTCAAATCATTAGACCATGCATTATTATTAACAGCAGTATAAACTTTCTTATTAACCTTATCAACACGAAGAACATATCCACTATTAACAAAAGCATCCGATGCATTATTCAATAATAGTTTTGATCCAACAGTAATATTAAAATCTTGATTAATTGTAAGTTCTTGAACGTTATCAATCTTCGATGTTGAAGTAGTCTTCATATAATAACGATTCTTAACTTTCGCATCAATGGAAAGTTTCTTAGAACCAGGAGAAGGAACTGTTGCAGTTCTAGCACTCCAAATATCACGACTGTATGTTATAGCAGTGTCAGTTGGATTTACAACCATAGTGGTTGTAGCATCTTCAAAATCAAGTGATTGTAATCCACTTGGACCTAGAGCAAAACCACTATTGGAAGCAACCAAAGATACCCCTGTTACTGGAGTAATTGCAGTTCTTACAAATCCAACATTAGTATTTGTTTGAACACCCTTATCACCTAATCTATCCGAATCGGAGTTTTTATCTGCTTTAATACCAAAACCAACGTAATCGATATAATCATAACGATTAGTATGACTTGTAAACCATGCAGTATCAGCCCAAGCGAATGCTAAAGCATAATTTGCTACAGGTGGAATAGTAGTAACGTCAGATGGCATATCAGGAGTGATTGCTCTATTCTTAATTACAAGATTATCTACGTAGTACTGACCCTGTTCATTTTTCCTGAACTCGCCTGTCGTACCATTTTTACCAATAATATTACCAATATACAGATCTTTATTTGCAAAACTGGTATTAGAAATAGTACCAGTAAGAATTTGTGTACCATTTACATAAGCAGTAAATGTATTACCAGATTTTTTCAATCCAATAAACTGCCAAGTATCATCAGCATATAATGTAGTTTGTGTGGACTGAATAGCACCACCAGCACTATTGATAGTGGTAGAGTTATTAGTAACAACTAATTCTAATCTTCCACCAGCAGCATAATACAACCAAAGACCACCAGTAGCGTCTGTGGCATCTCCAATATTAACTAAGGTCTGTTGAGTCTGTGAAAGTGTTTGAGAGTTTGTAGCGTCCTTATAGAGCATGAACTCAAGAGTCCAATCAGCATCAAGTTTTGTTGTTAATTCTGTTCCAAGAATCTTAATTGCACCATTAACCCAAGTAGAATTAGAACCTGAAGGATCGTAACCATAAATCTTAGCAAGACCACCTTCATACTTAACAGAATCAGTAGCACTAAGTGTCGTTAATGTATAATGTCCAGTCGTATCTGTTGCATCAGTTGCAAATTCACAAACAACTTCGTTTCTATTCCAAGAAGTTTGACCAAATGCATATACATCACCTGAGTTATCTACAGTGATTGCATTAACAGTTATACCTTCAATATTGTTTTTATTAAACTCAGTATTTGTGTGTGATTTTAGTTTACCATCATATCCAATTTTAGCAGTATCAATTGTTCTATATCCAGTAGTACTATTAGTTCTAGTATAAGCAAGATTCAAATCACCAAAAATATCAATTGTGGATCTAGATCCAAGTTCGATAGAATGTCCAGAAGGAGCTACGTATCTGTAATTCCAAAGTAAATCTCCAGTAATATCAAGTTTACCAACCCAGAAACTATCTTTAGTGGTATTATCTGTCTTAAGTGCTAATGTAGCAGTAACATAAAATTCGTTAAATTCATCAACTGCTAAACTAGTATCTCTAAATGAATATGCAGTATTATTAATCTCTTTAATCCATTCAACCGTAAT